GCATTTTCCTCCTTTCAGCATAAAAAATAGACATCCATTAAATGTCCATCATTTCATGCTTTCAATTTTAAGTTCTCCTAAAGTTAATTTAATCTTCTGCGTTATAGTAGGTAGGCTTTCTCCAAAAGTAACATTTAGCTTAAACCCACCTGCTTCATAAACTTCTGTTACTTCTGTAATTCTAGTGTCCATGGTAACACCCCAATCTTTATTTTTAACCGTTACTACATCTCCCAAGTTCCAATCCTTCTCATACTCAAATGGCCCTTTTGGAAGTATCTCTGATTGAAATGAATTAACTCTTTTATACTCAGTGAGTTTCGCTTCACCTCTCCTTGGCAAGTCAACACTATTTTCTAAATCTCTAGCATCTACAAACATGACGTGTTTATCAAGACCTGTTACATCACTTCCAACTGCTATAACTTCTCTATTCACACCTTCACCTTGTCCTGCCACAATAGCAAAGTTTCCAAAGTCTAATAAACTATCTACATACTCCTGGGATTTAACATTATCGAATTCAGAAGAAAAAATTACTGGAGGATTACTATTTTGAGTTACTGAAAAATTCCTTCCATTATATATGTCAAATATCCACTTCTTTAAATTGAAGTCTAAATAGATATGCTACCCTATATTTGTAAGCCTGCTTATACCTTCTAATTCTTCATCCAAGTTCTTATATCTACTCTGCCACTTAATATTACTTCCTCTGTTTTTATTTGGTGCTATTAAAAGCTCTGGAATTTCCATCCCCGCTATATCTAAACAATTCCTCTTTACATAATGTTTCATCACTGTTTCTGCATCAGCTTCTATAGTATCTTGGGCTTGGTTATCTGGTGGAATAGTAATTCTTTGTTTTGTAATAGCACCTAGTGTATAGCCTCTTACTGTTAGGATTTCTTCTCCCTGTTCGTTTGTTTTTATTTCTTTATGCCTTATAATTCCAGTCTTATATTTATCTGCTCCAAGCATGATTAGTTGATTAATATTTAACTTATCTGCATTTTGAACTTTTCTATTAGTAACCAACTGAAACTCTCCAGGGGAATGGTATCTTCTTAAAATAGAAAAGGAAAGGTAATTGTCTACCTCTCCTAATAAATCTAAATTTGATGATAATATTCTAATTGGTTTCATATATGTTGTCCTCCTGATATCCTGACTCTCCACATATTTCAACCTTTCTTATATACACATATCCATCTGAAGTTGTACTAATCCCAAGGTTTAATAACAACTGACTATTAGGTGGCACTGAATCTAAATCTAGTGTAATTGGAGTAAAAGAGCTTCCTTGAGCTGAAGCATACCCAATTCTAGAACCATGAACTTCACTAGCTAAAAAAACATAAAGCCTAACATCGGCACTACTGCTACCCGCTCTAATTTCACATTTAAGCCTGTATCTTCCACCTTTGGAAAGGTTGGCTTTCAAAGCATTAAGTCCATTTTCTCGACTTGATCTAGTTTCAACCCTTACCTGATCAGGATAAGAAATAATTACATTATCAGATGGAACTATTGCTTGTTCAATCTGAACATGGCTAGTATCAGCGACCCATAAATGTTCATAGTTTTTTAGCTTTGGTTCTTCTTCTCCTACCTTTATTAATCTTATTCTTACTTTGGTATCCTTAGATAAATTATCACCAAATAAATACTTCTTGATTTTAACATCTTCTTTAATTACACTACCATCTAAATCTAAGATATCTATTGTATAGCTTGAATTAACATTATCTATAATATCTACATTTATTAATCCATGTTTTTTAAAATTTGTTACTTTATCATAGGATATAATTACATTTCCTTCATCCACTAATTGCTTCCCAGATATTATTAAATAAGGAGTTCTTTCATAGGAAGTCCAAGTAGTTCCCTTATCTGTAGATATATAATAATTTATTTCTCCTGGTGAATCTGCATAAGCTGCGTTTATATAATAAGATGAAGAATATCCATAAAGGACAAGGAAATACTTTTTATTAGTTTTAAGCAATCCGTTAAGGGGTATTTCCCATGTTACATCTTTAAAATTATAGTCAAGCTCATTATAATTATCTGAAAAATATCTACCTAACTCTTTTGTAATATCTGGCAGTCCTTCTTTATTCGCTTCATAGATAATAGATCGTATTCTACCTATACTCTCTCTCTTTAACTTCATTGTTATTTCTAAATATTTTATGTCTTTATTTACGGTAAAGGGAATAGCTAACTGTGAGTCTATGTGTAAATTAGGACCAGTATTAGTTGCTTCAGTATTAAAATTAGCAATGTTGATATTTTCTTCTTTAAATTCACTAATATATAATGTTCCATCTGTATTTAGACTTAATGAATTTAATTCCATTTTAGGAGCATTACAATTTATTGGCCATCCTCTTTCCACTTGTAACTTACTGTCTGGAATAGAGTAAAACAAATCATCTGGTGTCCTTATAAATCCATCTTTAAGATTTCCAATAGGTACAAATGTATCATCTTTAATTCCGTTATACCAAGTTTGCCATTCATCCTCAAAGGCTTTTATTAAATGGGATGTATCAACTTTAATCAATGAATTTACAATCCCACATACATCTTCATTAAACCTTTCATCCACTACTTCTGTTTCTCCGATAAACGATTTTCCTGCAATAATTTTTATTTGTGCCAATGATATCTCATAGATATTTTCATCCCTTGTAAGTTTAGGAGCTTCAGGTTCTTCTGCTGGCTCCCCTTTAAGAATAAATGCTTTTACATACCTATTTTCCAATCTTTTATCAAGCCTTATTACTATTCTATCAATTCTATCTAATGCTGGATCTGCTGCATCTAAAGTAAGCTTCAAAGGCTCGGTATCAATCTTGTAAAGATAACCTTCAAGCCAAGCATAGCCTTGATTTATGAATATATTCATATCTTTTCCACTACAGTTTACTTGAAGGTTTTCCCCGCCATTAAAAATACCGCTGGATATTAGTTGCCTAAAATACTCAGCAAATTCATCAGCGGTATAATATCTTTCATCTTCTCCATCTATTGAATCAAAGAATCGAAATCTTTCAGCCATAAATTTCCTCCTTCCTAAAGACCAATGTATCTATTTTTCCACTTTACAATAACTCTTGTTTTTATGCTGTCATTGTTACTTTCATAGCTTAATATATTCTCTCCTGGAAAAAGGCACCAAAAGGTACTGTCCAAATCTATATAATGAAAGGCATTATCTCCGTTAATCCTCACATACTTTTCTCCAAAGGTAGTTGATACTGTTAATACATCCTGTTCTCCAAGTTCCCTATTGACTTTAATAAATTCTCCAGTTGTTAAATTTGTTACTGTAGGATTAATAGCAGGGCCTTTAAATTCAATAGTAACTGGAGTAGGGACATCCCCATCATTTACTGCCTTTCTTTTAAATCCTCTATCAGAAAAGCTGGTAGGCAAAAATAATCTAAATTTAAGCCCACCCATAAGATAGGACATTTCTCTACTTTCATAATAGGTATCAAGCCAGAAGGGCTGATGGCAAAGTAGGTGTAATAAATACTTTTGATAATAAATCCCTTTGTTACCTTGACCACTTGGGAAAACTGGTGTAGTTTCTGCTATTGCTTTAATTTCCTTAACCATATCTTCATTGTGGTAGGTGATGATTACTTCTCCAATCCTTGGATTTAATACCCTCTGCATTTTTCTCCTACATTTTAAAACCTCATTAGGATTATCTCTAGTAACAATCATTCCTTCAATGGAGATGGCTCTAATATCTAGTGTATTGTCGATATATGTCGAACCATCTTGATTAGGTGATTTTTGATTTTCTATATCCACCCCTAAAGATTCATCTATGTTTTCTAGATAGAAGGGTGCTGTATTTCCTAAGGTAATGCTTTCTCCATTTTTATTAGTAATAACAACTTTCTCCATAACACACCTCCTACCATTCAAGAGCCAGTTGTCTTGATGCATTTTTAATTTGTCTTGCTGTTTCCGATGGTGTTAACGGAGTAGGACTGTTGATAACTATGTTTTGAGTTATACCTTTATCCCCAGAAAGCATCTTTTTAGTAACATTATCATTATAAATCCTACTTCCTCTTGGAAGTTCTACAAGCTCTGGACCAAGTTCTCCTACCATAGTAAGCCCACCTTGAAAGAAGCTAGTTCCACTAAAATTAGAACTGGTATAAGTAGCCCCACCTCCACCACCAGAAAATACTCTTTTTATTTTTTCTACTATAGTAAATACCTTCTCTTTTACCTTTGTGGCATTCCATTCTTTTATCTTTTCTATTCCTTCATCAATTTTATCTTTTATATTGTTTATACTATTAGCAACTGAGGTTCTTATTCCTCCCCAATTTTCTCTTGTAGAAATATATATATCTTCCCATCTACTAGTCATTTCAGAGCAAATATCCTTAACCTTTTCAAAGGTTTCTCTTTTCATATCACTCCAGCTATTTGCTACATCTGTCTTAATATTATTCCACTTTTCTGAAGTTGATATTTTTATTTCTTCCCATCTATTTATTACATCTTCTTTTATCTCTTTTGCCTTAGTCTTTATATCATCCTTCATAACTTGCCACTTTGTCTTAATCTCTCCTGTTTCCCAGTCTACTTGGTTTATATGTTCTTTGGCTTGAGTTTTAGCTTCATCTACTACTTTCTTATGCATCTCTTCAGCATTTTTAATGGATTCATCTTTTTGACGAGTGGCTTCTTTAATAAGCCTTTCTGCCTGGTCTTTAGTAATAGTTCCAGCTTCATCTCTTTGACGGATGATTTCCTTAACTACTTCTTTGTATTGTTCTTCTGCAGCTTTAATGGTTTTATCCTTTTGCTCTAAACTATTTTTAACAACCTCTGCGGCTTGCTTTGCAGTGATCTCTCCAGCTTGAGCTTTCATCCTTTCCATAATGGCCTTTGCTTCTACTTCATTTTCAGATAAAACCTTAATTCCTGTATCCACCATTTTCTTTTGAATAGAATTTATTTCTTCTTGCTCAGATTTAGTTAAGGCTCTTTTTTCACTGGAAGCTGTATCAAGTATCTCTTTTATTCTTGCTTCACCATCAGATATACTTTGTTTTCTATTTTCATAACCTTCCTGCATATTATTTAAAATCTCATCTTGTTCTACTTTAGATAGGGATGTACTGCTGGTTACAAAGTTTTGTATCTTTCCTAGAGACTCTTCATGGTGCTTATCAAGACCTGCTTGAATGTCACTTGCCATTTGTGAGAAGTTATTTGTTATTCCATCTGCCATTTCTTTAGTTACTTCCTGACCACTCCATGAAAGCTGATTTAAAGCTAAAGTTGCTTCTTCATTTAGTTCTAAAAATCCACCTACAGCTTTCTTTGTAGACTCAGATACTTCATCTCCAAATAACTCTATAGTAGGAATACTTTCTTTTGAAAGATGTTTATATAAAGCAATACCTGCCACTGTAGCAGCTCCAATTCCTAATGTCCATGGGTTAAGAAGTAAGGCTCCAGCTTTAGCAGCTAACCCTGCTGCACTAAATCCAGTAGCCATTCCACTAGTAGCAACTGTAACTCCAGCAGTTCCTGTTTTTAATCCAGCTAAAGCTATTGATACTTTTGAAAAAGAAGTAATAATAGTACCTGCTCCACCTATAAGCTTTCCACCAAGAATTAATAATGGGCCTATAGCTGCTGCAAGGGTTACAACTTTTACTATGGTTTCCTGAGTAGCGGGATTTAAATTTGCAAACCATTCTACTACAAGTTGCAGCTTTTCAACTAATGTTTGTAAATGAGGAACCAAAATCTCAAATATCTGTATTCCTACACCTTCAAGGGCAGACTTTAATTTAGTGATTTCACCTTGGAGATTGTCTTCCATAGTTTCAGCCATCTCTTTTGCTACACCGTTGTATTCCCTTGTAGCTTGAGTGAGTTTTTCATAATCTTCAGGACTTGCATTTATGATTGCAAGCATTCCACTCATTGCTTCTTTCCCAAATATAGTAGCTGCATATTGGGCTTGTTGTTCTTCAGTTAACCCAGAAAACTTAGATCTTAATTCATCCATTACATCTTTAAAAGGGAGCATTTCTCCATTTGCATCAGTTATAGATAATCCTAAATCTTTCATAGCAGCTGCCATTTTATCAGTTGGATTAGCTAAATTTGCAATGGCAGTCTTTAAAGAAGTCCCAGCCTGAGAACCTTTAATTCCTGCATTGGCCATAAGTCCTAAAGCAAGAGCAGCATCTTCTGCAGAATACCCTAAAGAACCAAAAAGAGGAGCCACATATTTAAAGGACTCCCCAAGCATTGCTACATTTGTATTTGAATTACTGGATGCACTGGCTAGTAAATCTGCAAAGTTTGAAGCCTCTTTTGCTTCCATTCCAAAGGCAGTAAGGGCATCGGTTACAATGTCAGAAACTAAACCTAAATCTTCGCCACTGGAAGCCGCAAGCATCATAACTCCATCTAGTCCATCAAGCATTTGATTGGTATCCCAGCCAGCCATGGCCATATACTTTAAAGCTTCGGCAGATTGAGATGCACTAAACTTTGTAGTAGCACCCATTTCTTTAGCCTTTTCCTCTAACATCTTTAGGTCATTACCCGTAGCACCACTAATGGCAGCCACTTCACTCATTCCTGCTTCAAAATCAGAGCCTACTTTAACTGCAGCGGCACCAAGACCAGCCAGTGGAAGTGTAATCTTTTTAGTTAAGTCTTTACCTACAGATTCCATCTTTTTTCCTACATCTTGCATCTTCTGTCCAACAGGTTCTAGTGCTTTTCCTAGTTTATAAAAGCCTGAAGACTGAAGTTCTATCTCTTGATTTACTTTCTTTAAATCCTCTTCCATATAAGCTAATTGTGTCTTTGCCTTATTTAATTTTATCTCTAAGTCCTGTGTAGCTTTTGCGTCTTTACCTTTGGTCTCTACTGATTTTTGATGTGCTTCTTCTAGGGCCTTTACTTTTTGTCTTTGAAGTTCGGTTTGCTTTGTTAGACTATCTGATTTAAGTTTAAGGTTATCTAGTCCTTTTCCATGCTTTCCTATCTCGGCACTTGCAAGCTTAAACTCCGATTGAACCTTTCTCATCTCTCGGTTTAAACTACTTATTCCATTTTGAAATCCAGTAGAGTCTAGACCCACCACTACATTTAACTTTCCTATTTCCTTTGCCACTTATCTCACCTGCCTTTGGGCATAAAAAAAGCACCTGCTTAACAGATGCTTTCCCTGCTTTATTTTTTTGTCTTCTAAATTTTCGAAGGTATGTCTAAGCTACTCCATATTTTAAAGACTGCTTCCTTTATTTCACCCCATGATATATCCTTAGCATAAATATATTTTTTCTGATATCTAGTCCAGTGAGTGTATAAAATATCACTTGAAAAAACCTCTTTAAGAATCAAATTACCCTCTAATAAAATATTTGATGATCCCCTTCTTTCTGCAGTTGCGATAACCGCATCAGTCAATAAGCTTTTATCAATATTATGTCCCTGGACTTCTAGCAGGATATAAATATCATAAAAATCTCTCATTCTTGTATTTGCAATACTTCTTGAAATAATTGTTTCAAGTTTCTCAGCTATAACTGTTTCTATATTATAGGCAAGAATATCTATACTTCTATCTTCTAACAATAAATCAAAGGTATAAATAACTTCTTTTGGTGTAATTTCATCACCTGTAGTAATATCAACCTTTAATGGTATTCTAGCATTTTCCATATAGGCTTCGAGGGATACCCTAAATCCATTATATTCATCTTCAGCTCGTATTTCCTCTATTCCTTTAAATTCAATATCTACACCATCTTCTATTGGCACAGATAATATATTATTAAAAGCATCTACAATAGATTCTTTTGTTACTGGGTAAGCCTTTATAGTTGCATCCATATCTACGGTAGACCTCATATCTACACCAACTAAAGCTGCTACCAACATACCACCTTTTAAAATGAACTTATCTTTAAATTCAGAAAGTGATATTCTTTCAAGAAGCCTTTCTAGCATATAGTTTCTTAATAAAATCTGTGCATTTATATCATTTTCTTTTGCAATGTTATTTATTAAATCCTTTAGTTGTCTTAAATTTTTCATAGCAATATCTCCATATATTTTCTTAGGTAATTTTGTACTCCTAATTCTTTTGCATATCTTAATAATAGTGGAATGTTTTTATCCTTAGTATCTAAATATCTTTTAATTGCTTCATTTAGAATTGCAATATCCATATTATTTCTATTTCTAATAATATCACAAATAGTTCTCTCCTTGTTATATGCTTTAATAGGCCTTCCATAGATAGTTCTTAATTCAGTAACACCCATCTGATAAAGTGATTTCTTAACAGTATAAACTTTAACACCTTCGTTTCTTAAATGGGT